CCCCGTCTCGAGTCCGTCTTCCCGTATAGCGAGTTTGGAACTTCCAACCCCGCCTTATTGGGAGACATATCGGCGGATCAAGTAGCACCGGTATTTTCTGAAATACCGTCACGACTGATCCCTGTGCCCAAAACGCAGAAGGGACCTCGGCTCATCGCCGCGGAACCGACTTGCAATCAGTGGGCGCAGCAATGTATGCTCGATTTCTTCGTCGAGCGTATCAATGCCGATCGCCATCATCAAGACCCTATCCTTTCTCGTTCGATAGACTTTGAACGGCAGGATATAAGTGGGCAGATGGCACTCGATGCTTCCCTGGATGGCGTAAATGCTACGCTTGATCTCAGTGATGCTTCCGACCGACTTTCCTGCTGGACGATTCAGCGTATCTTTAGACGGAATATTTCCGTCCTAAATGCGGTGATCGCCTGCAGGACTCGTTATCTCTATAACGATGTCGATAAGAAGCACCCAACTGTGACCGAACTACGCAAGTTCGCCACAATGGGCAGCGCCTTAACGTTCCCGCTTCAAAGCATAACGTTCGTGTGTATGGCATTGGCGGCCGGCTGGATAGCCGACCGTCATCTCGCCTTCAACACGTTCAATGCGGCTCCGACAGAAACTCAACTGTCGGCGCTAGCGGGACGAGTTCGCGTGTACGGGGACGATATTATTGTTCCCGTGCACTGGTTAGAGGGTCTAGCTCGAATCTTTGAGCTAGTCGGTTTGAAGGTCAACGAGTCCAAAACGTTTTCCGGTATGAATTTCCGGGAGTCGTGTGGAGTCGACGGCTACAAGGGTTACGATGTAACACCTGTAAAAGTCAAGGCCTTCTACCGCGCATCCGAGCCTGCGTCGGCTATCTCGGTGTTAGACACTTGCAACTTGCTCTTTACGAAGGGCATGTGGCATACTGCCGAAGCACTGAGGCGTACCGTACGACTAGGTAGCATTCCAGTCGTATATGCTGACTCAGGTGTATGGGGCGACGTATCGTTTTGCGGTTTCCGTTTAGACCATCTCAGGACGAGGTGGAATGATCGGTTGCAGCACTACGAGTACCAAATGGTCCAGCCAAAGGCAAAGACCAAGAGGTCCCATCGCTCCGAAACCGCCGCGAATTTACTTCAGTTCTTTACTGAAGA